TTATATCTCTACCCCCAACTTCAATAATTATAGATGTTAGTGAGCCACCAAAATCAAAACTGCTTTCATATGTTTGATAACCTGATGCTGTTCCACTAGCACTTAGAATATCTGTTCCTGAAAAAACATTTGTTTGTCCATCTTTACCTGTAATGTGCATATAGATTGAGTCTTGAGCATCTTGCTTGTCAACTTCAATAGAATATTTTACTTCTCCACCATACTTTGTATTTATTTCTGAAACATCTACAGTTTGAATAAAGGTAGTTCCCATTCCTGAAACTCCCATAGTAGATACAGAATTGCCTGATCCTGTTATTTCAGCACATTTATCTGTTCCAAGATTATTACAATAAGAACCTGATTTCATAGATGCTGGGCCTTGACCACCCCAATCAATATCCATATCTCCCTCTTTAGAAGAAGTTACAAAATCATTATTGCCATCAAGTAAATCCCCTGAGTCCTCGTTTGTTACTGTGGTTGTTTGTATTGTTGTTTCAGTAGTTGTTGTTGTTAAAATACCATCAGATTGAAACTCAATCTCTTCAGTAATGACTTCATCTAATATTATTTCTTCAACTACAGGGTCGCATAATCCTACAGTAGTTGTAGAGCAATCTACAGCTTTACTAGAAAAGGATAGGCAAACCAATATACATAGCCATACCCATAATAATAAATTTTTCAAAGTCATGTAGGTCTCTTTTAGTTTGTTCTGTTTGTTTTACTATTTCTTTTTCATCTAATAAAAAACTTCCATTAGGTATTAAATGTTTATTTACAAGCCATTCTTCTTTTGCTTCTAATCCAATTTTACCATTTATAGGTGGATATGTTCCAGCACTCCACATAGCATCAAAAACTCTGTAGTCTTGCGTTAATAAACTTACAGCCGCAACTTTCATTCCCATAGCGTATAATTGCCTTGATAATTTTATTCTTTCACAATTTTCATCAGTAATAGTAACACCTGAAGCAATACCGAATATTTGTGTTTGTACTGAGCCTGAGGTGGCTGTTTTACAAACATCAGAATTATTTACAACAACTGATGGTGCATTAGCTGTACTTGGTGTTGATGTAACTACAGTTGAACTTACTGTGTTTGTTTCTGCGTATGAATAATTAGATATTACTAGGATAGTAAAAAAAACAAGGAATATAATATTTTTCATCTAGCAGTAGTAGGAACTCCCTCACTACTGACAAAAGGGTGTTCTGCAAATGCCATGTAGATGTAGTTGCTTCCACTTGCATTAGCTCTACTGTGAGTATTTCTATTTTTAAAACCATTTGATAAAATATCAAATCCAGCACTTCCTGTTTGTTCAGCATCAGATGTATGGGCATATAAATAACTATTAGTTCCAGTATTAATAGTATCTCTAGTTGTATCAATTATATTCCAATCTCCTGTATCGTTTGTTCTTTTAATCATTAACCATTGTGGTTTAAATCCTGTATAAACAAATGCACCATCTGCATTACCATTACCTGTGTAGCTACCAAATTTACTGTAGCCCTGTATAGATTTAAAAAAATATCCTACAAAATCAACACCACTACCATTAACCCAACTATCTACTCCTAATCTAAATGTTGTTGAACTAACAGCTTTGACATTATTAGAAGCAGATGCAAAAGCACTAGTAGCTTGTAATTGTAAATATCCACTAGTCATACCTTTTGATATATGATTAACTGACCAACCTGTTGAAGCATCCCTTGCTTTTATTATTATTAATTCTGGAGAAGCTCCAAGACCATGGGCATAATCTTCATTATCACTACCTGTGCCTGTATAAGTAACAATACTAAATCCTGCTGTAGTATTAGATTGTGAAACAGATAATATTGAGCCATCAAAATTTGTTTGTCCATGAGTTGTATTAGTATTAACTTGTCCACCCATACCTGAGTGTTGCGTGCAATAATAGTAAAGAGTAGGTGCTGAAGCTGATACAGTTATTTGTGTAAATGCGCCTGCATTTCCGGGTGTTCCTGAAGTTGTTACTCCTGTAGTGTATTCACTTCCCCCTCCATGAGAACCATTAGAAGTCTCACTAAATCTCAAAGGGTGCCCTGAGTTTGAACTGTCTGATTGGTCAAATATGTATGTGCCGCCCTCTTGTAAATCTAAAGTTACAGCACTTTGAGCAAAGGTTGCAGTATCTCCAGAATTTCTAAATCTATATTTATTTCCACCATCACTTACTACTACTACTTTATAAGTTTTTGTTGGTGTTGTTCCTCCAGCTTTCCACTGCCAACCTACATAAGTTCTGCCACTTCCATTATACCCACCAGCACCACCAAGTGTAAAACCATCTGAACTAAAAGCAGTTAAACCAGTTGCCTCTGTTGCTTCAGCATTAGTTTGACTTGAACTTATTTTTTTAGTGACTCCTCTTGTAGAATCCGTCCACCTATGATTTTGGTTAGCTTCAGATGACCTCATTTTTAACCAAACTAAATCTGGTTGTAAATCTGAATTACCATCATTTGTAATAGTTTGAGAACTACCTGTACCTGTCCATAAAGCTGTCTGAAAATATTGTGATGGATCGTCTATTGTTGTATAAGCCATTATCCAAACTCCGCTAGGTTTTTTGTGCATAATGCAAAATAACCACTAGGCACTGCGTATTCAAAGTTACCATGTCCATTTGCGTCTGAATTACCGCTTGATATTGCAAAAGGTGCGTTACCAAAATTTGCTTGTGCTGTAAAAGTTTTTGCTCCAGATGCATCTCCTATTGCCGGATAATAAAAACCAGAACTTGGTGATGTTAAACCTGTATATGCGGCTGTACCAGAATTTTGAATAGTTCCATTTTTATAAAAATATAAATTTCCATTATCGGCATCAAAAGCCACACTAATAATATCATTTGTTGTAAAATTATTTCCATAAGAAGAATTTGCTCCTCCATTATACTTTTGCCCATCTTCTCCGTTATAAGAATATCCATCAGAGTTATTTCCTAAGTAAGTTCCTAAATCTGGGCCAAAAGGTAATGCACCTATGCCGGGCATAGCAGAGCAACCATCTGTGCTTGCCGCAGATATTTTCCATTCCCAATACCATTTACCACTTGCAAAGCCCATGTTAGCAGTTGAAACGCTTCTTGTTCCATTACCATAAGCAATCTGACAATTACCCTCAGAAAGTGTAGCATCAGCTCCAATAGCTAAAGGATTCATTGTACAAAAATTATTTTGTGGTGTATCTGTTGTAATATCTAATGCTGTTAAGTTAGAGGGTGTTAGATGATTATCATTTCCACTTGTATCTGCACCTATACCACTAGCATTAGCACTTGTTCCTGTTTCTTTAAACTGTAAGTAAAATCCGTTTGTTCCAAAAGTTATAGTGCCTCCTGCTCCCTTACCATTTTCTACAGGAACCCAAACTCCATTATCATTAAATTCTCCAAAATATGTATGGTCATATTGTTGACCATCTACATAGTAATATTCAGCAATATACATATCACTAAATCTACTTTCACTATTTATTGCTTTTCCTATTCTAATCATTGAGCCACTTGAATCAAATAAGTCTACATTCTGACTTGGTGTGGTTGTTGTATTAAAACCAGATTGTAAAACTCCGTTTATATACCATTTGAATCTGTTTCCTGAGGAGGCTTGACCCGTATCAAATGCATAAACAAAATGATACCAAGCTGAAGTGTCTCTAATCAATGGGCCATTACCACTACTTGAATTGTAGGCGGCTACATTAGAATCTGCTACACCGTTGTAAGCACTTATGCCTAGTCTACCATTTGAAACATCACCTTGTTCAATATCAATAGAACGATTATCTCCTGCTTCACCTGTTAATCTTTTACCTAAAGAGCTTAAATGTGTTCTAGCACCTGTCATTTTAACCCACATTGAAAGTGTAAATTTATCTGTATTAGGACTTGATAAATCTAAACTTAATGAAGGACTATCATCATCATTAAACCTAAGAGAGTTAGTTACAAAATCTCCTGCTGATGCAGTGTTTGCTCCTAGTATTGAAAATACCATGCTACTCCTTTATTGGAAATTCGCCTAGTGGTCTCGTTACGCTTCCATCTTCTTGTTCTGTATATGTAAACAAAGCAGAAAGTTCATCAACATTTGAAACTGCATCTATTTGATCTTGCATAGAATTACATTTAGTTCTAACTGATGCTCTCCAAGTTTTCCAACCACTATTCATTGTTCCACCTGTCTCTTTTGCTTTGATAACTCGCCAATCACTCGGTGCTAAAAGACCAGCACATTGATTATCTATCATTTGTTTTTTTACATACTTTAAACCTCTTGTAGCAACATCTCCTACATCTTCGCCATCTCTAATAAGACCATCTGTTTTGTCTTGTTCTGTCCATAGAGTATCATCAATTTTTTTTGCTGTAGCTGTTCCATAAGTACCTGTAACTTTACCACTACCAAAAGCATATGTAATATTAGTATTGATATACCACTCTTCATCTTTTCTGTTTGTGCTATCTATCTCTACTGTGTAGATACCTATTGCGTTTCTTTCTGCTTCTGTCCATAAAGTATATATTGATTTTGGATATTGAATACCATCAATAGTTATACCTTTGTTGCCTTTTGGCATTTGTGTAATTTTACCATCTTCTACTAATGCAAACATATTACGATAAAGTTAAGTTAAGGTTTCTACCAACTTCTAAGAACTTAGAACCATTGTATCTGAATACAAATAAATCTCCTTTAGAAGCAGTTGTTGTTAGTGTTGGTGCTGTATCATCTTTAAACTCATAAACAGCATTAAAAGATAATGTTCTTGATCCTGTTCCATCTTGAATAACTAATAATGAAACAAACTGACCAGCAACTCCATTAGTTCCAGCACCAAGTGATCTATTTCCACCAAGTGTTACTTTAGCAACAGGACTAGATTGTACGTCCCAAGAAACTGTTGAGCCATCAGTTAATGTTGCTTCAGGAAAATATGCGGCATCATTAAATTTGAATTTGCCTGAACCTTTAGTTGACAATGATAAACCAATATTAGTATCAGTTCCATCTACTGCTAAACCTACATCATTTCCTGTAGCTGAATTTGTTAGTTCTGCAAAATTTACAGCACTTGTTGTTGTTTGAAAAATTAACTGTTCATTATTATTCTCATCAAATAGACCATGAGCATCATCTATCTTAATATTAAAACTGTTAGTATCTAAATCTGCACCGAGTTGAGGGGAAGTATCATTTACTACATCAGAAGCAACTGAACTATCTATGAAATTAATTGTATTTGCTGATGTATCTACAGTAGCAAAAGTAATATCATCAGACCCGTCAAAAAATTTTATTTCTAAAGAGTTTGACCCCGAATTTGTTGTATCTAGCCACATAGTTCCTTGAACTGCTGAACTTGGTCTTGAAGTTCCACTATGCATTGAATTTAATGCACCTAAAATATTATTTAATTCTGTTCTAAAAGCTGAAAACCCCTGATTTGCTAAAGAAACATCTGATACTTGACTCATATCTATCCTATAAACATTTATGAAGCACTTTTCAACCCATGACCTACAGCCACAAAGTCAAAAGTCCTATTTATATTTGTGCCACTAGAATTTTTAAAATCTATATCAAAACCTGTAAGAGCTTTATTTGATATTGTAAAAAAATCTCCTGTTGACATATTTTGTGCCGCTATTCCTATAGATGGTAAAGCAAAAAATGGACTTGTAAAGGTAACTGTTTTTGTTGAAGTTCCACTAGCCACATCTTCTCCTGTTTCGGTTCTTTTCTGCATTTTTACATCTACTGATATACCAGATACAAATGCTCTTGTTTTAAAATTTTTATTTGCTAATCGCAACCTAAATTTAAAAAATCTTCCTTTAAATGTTGTAGATGTGTTCATAGGTTGAAAACTTGTAGCATCAGCTAAAGAAGTGTTTGAACTTGCTATCTGTAATTGAACTGTAGCATTAGTTGGGTCGTTTCCATCAAATGGTGCTGGGGCATCGTCAAACAGACTTGCACCTCTACCATCATCAAACAAATCATAGGGATCTTCAATCTGGTCTATTGTTACATTTTTTATAAATGAAGTATCATATATTCCTGACAAGCTAAGAGTTTGAGCAAGAATATAAAAACCCTCGTTGTCTATGTTATCATCAGCACCACCTAAATCAAAATCTCCACTAGCACTATCAAAGTTACCTGTGACATCATCAAAATCATTTTTAGTATCTAAGACAATAGAATTAGTCCCTGAACTATCTGTCAAAGCAACATCTCCATCAAAAGTTCCAGCAGTAATATCCTCTGTCAAAGTTTGTATATCTTTGAAATTGTTTGTTGCTGAAGCAATATTAGAAAATATTATAGTCTCATTATTTGACTCGTTACCTAACTTATCAACAGCTTTTATACAAAATGCACCATCTCTAACATTAGTTGTAATACTTGTTCCTGATGTTCTTGGAACTTGTAACCAATTTACTGATTTATTCCATTGAGCATTTGATGTTACATTCTGGTATCGTATTTCATAAAAAGAAATATCAAGGTCAGTATTTGCGTCCCAATTCAACTGCATTTGAGAACTACCAAGCATATTAACAGAAAAGTTTGTTACATCATTCGGTGGTTCAGTGGCACCAACTATTTTTCTATTTTCTGTGATTGTAGATGAAGAAGAACCAAGTGAATTTATAGCTCTACATCTAACATTATAAGTAGCATCATCTATAACATTAAGCATTTCATAATTAAGTTCAGTTCCCTGACCTATAATTTTAAAATTTGTTTCAGTAGAAAGTTTTGCTTCTACTACATAATATTGCACAAATTTATCTGTAGATGCACCTATTTCTATATTTAATCTTGTTATAACTGTTCCCTCTGAGTATTCTACTAGTTCATCAGTTAGTGTAATACTAGCTGGTGGTTGAACAACGAAAGGATTTGGAAGTGTTGTATCAGGTATCGTTGCCACTTCTTGTTGCGTTCCAAAAGTATAGTAAGAGTCTTGATGTTCTGTAAGTTGTAAAGCTACTGAACAATCTGCATTTATTGTTGTTGATAAAACTCTAAAAGGTTTTGCACTAAAAGAGGGTGTAGCATGAGTTATATTCACAATATCCCCAACTACTAACTCCATAGCATTTGCATCAGCAGTAAGAGAAACATCTAAACTAGACCTTGATCTTCTTAAAATAATCTCAGCCATTTCTTGAGCCTGATATGGATTTGTTATTGTAGGCATATCAAACCTACCCTCTAACAAAATACCACCATC